CACGGGGATCCTTCTGTTGGTCTGCCAACTTATGGCATTTAAGTCGTCCTTTAGTAAGACGCAACCAACACCTATGCCTAACCAGCATAGGGACAACTTGTGATTCAACCAGACCTAGGTTGAATTGGGTCGCAAGTTGTTTACGCCTTTGCAACAGCTAGAGTAGGAGAGTCAAATGTTTTCAGGCGTCATTCCCACAATTGTGGCCTTGATTGGAGTTCCCTTAATCGGGTTCTTCATCTTGGTGATTGCCCTTGGCATTCTGACTTCTTTTGCAATAGCTGGTACCGCCTACTTGATTGTTTATCTTGTAGTGCGGTACACGCCTCGGCGTATGCGAGCCAGTGCTCGTGAAGCCTCGGTCTACAAACCCGAGGATGGCCCACTTCCCCTACCTGAGGTCTTCGAGATCAGGACAGCCGAAGAAGCTGTACCAATCCGTAGGACTTCGTGGTGGAGGAGGTTGTGGCCATGGTAGCCCCTGTTTCAGGGCCATACACTCAAACGGTAACCGGCAGTGTATTGCGCTATTTGGATAAGCGCGTATACAAACAGGCGAAGCCGATAGATCGACCCCTACAGTACTCACTTGACTCAATAAATCATGTGAGGAACATTGTAGGGACTCCGACCATCATCGGCGATGCCCAGCTGGGTTGGTTTGGTGCAACAACCTTTGTACCAAATCAGCAGACCGGCTACGCGGACCTAAATAACCTTAGTTATGAACGTCTGCGTGGCAGTATGGGGTCCAATGCCCAATTGGGCATGAACCTTGCTGAGTATCGACAGTCTATGAGCATGATGCAGAACAGGTTGATCCAGCTTGCTGGCTTTTCCCGTTCGGTCATGAAACGAGACTTCCTCGGTGCGCTGAACGCCCTAGGCTACAAGCCGGGGACCGTTCCAATGCGTGAGAAAGTACCAGGGCCGAATCGCCATGCGACTGGCACACGACGGGTGGTAACACCTGGCGTGATGTCATCATCGCGGAAGCTGTCCGACATCTGGTTGGAGTTCTCGTTTGGCTGGAAGCCCCTCATCGGGGACATCTATGCCGCTGTCGATCACCTCCAGAACCCAATCAAAGCCGTGAGGCTTCGAGGGTCTGCTTCGGCTTCTCAAATTAAGAAGTCGGAGCAGGGGTCCCAAAAGGACTGGTACAACCAAGGATGGACTATGCAGTCTATCGTTGGCAAGAGGTATAGCAAACAAGGGTGCACGGTGACGATTTCTAATCCGAACCAGTACCTAGCAAATCAGTTGGGTTTGACTAACCCAGCCTTAATCGCATGGGAGTTGATTCAGTTCAGCTTCGTCGTGGATTGGTTTGCGAACGTCGGAGAGTTCCTTTCTCAGGGAACAGACTTCCTCGGAGTTACGGTAACCAACCCGTGGGCCGTTTGGGGTACACAAGGCGTTGGAATGAAGGCTAACTACAACCGGTATAACTGGTCGCAGCAAAACCTTTGCCAATACCGCTGTGCTCACATGACCCGAACAACGTCCCTCACTGGAGTGACGTTTATGGTACGCCCGGCTAGACTTTGGGGGTGGCAACGGTGTGCAAACGCCGCTGCTGTCCTCAATCAGGTACTCACGAAAATGAGGTAACCTGGCTGTCTAGTTCGGTTCTCAATCCCTTGAAAAAGGATAAGCGAAATGCCCGCTATGGCATCAATCACCGTCAAGAAGTATGACGGTACCACCGACATCGTCTACGACGCTCTGTCGGCATCCGGGGGTGATGGTTCCCCCGCCGTGTGGCGCCAGGACACTGGTGCAGCGGCAGCGCTTCCGGTTGGCTTGCGCCAAACCTTCAAGCTGATCAGCACGTGGAACGGTCCGAAGACGGCCCGGCAACTCAAAGGTAACTTTGTGATGCCGTACGCCGTCCAGGACTCGACCACGACGCTGTACAGCGCGAAGGATCGGATTGTCGCTGACTTCATCATCACACTGCCCCAAGGCATTCCGGCGGCTACGTTGCAGGAGGTCCATCAGTTCTTGAATCTGATGGCCGCCTCGCTCACGAAGTCGTCGGCTGTCGCCGGGTTTGCCCCAACCTAAGGAGTTTGAAGTGTCTCAACTTACCTTTGCTTATGTCTCGGTCTTACCTTCCTCTAGGAAGTATTACAAGCCTGGCAAGATCTGCTATATGTGCGTACTTACGTACGCACAATGCGTGGGTCTTGCTGTGGCTGGTAAACTCCCGGACGGAATGTTCGTCTGGGACAGTGAGTTTGGGTGGCTGAGATCTTCTCCACTCCTGAATGCCATCTACCGTTAAAAGTAGGTGACTGGAAAGGGTTGATGATGAAAGATCTGCTACCAAATGATGTGGTGCGGGTGGTCTCTCACCTGTTAGAGGACCTAGATACTCCCATCTCCTTAGGCGTAGCAATACGCCTGAAGTATGGAGAATGGGATGGGATTTCGGAGTTGTCTCCGGATCCACGCCAGTACCCTTGTAGTAACCGTTATGCCCGCGACGCGGCTGCTTGTGGGATCTTGAAGAAGCTCAAGGAGCTTCCGACGACTCACGACAGAAGCGAAGCCGCCACCAAAACCTGGTGGCAAGGGGAAGCGGATTGCTACAAGACCAACGAAAGACTTCATCGGTACCTCCCTGAAAATCGTCTTTTCGACGATGGGAGCGATGCGATACGAGCTTTCTTAGCTCGCACTCGGAAAATAGTCCTAGGTTGGATAGGTTTCGGACCCAACGTCGAATTAGACGGTAAGTTCGGGCCAGGTGCGACGTTTTCGAACCGCGGCGGGAATACCACTGTACCCGACAAAATGTCTACCGACCCCGTTATGACTCGTAACGCCCTCGGCGTCCTCCCACAGTGGGCGAGGACGAAGTGGGGTGCTTATTCAGCACAACGTTACGGAGAAATTTCCATTGTCCCGGGTAATCGTTTCACAACGGTACCTAAAACTGCAAAGACAGACCGATCGATAGCTGTAGAGCCGTCGATCAATGTCTTTTATCAGCTGGCTCTTGGAGCTCAGCTGAGGCAGCGCCTGGCAAGGCGACCACGTACGTACCGACACCCTCCAAAAGAGGATGGATCGGTAACCATCGAAAGATGGGCGTATGCGGGATGGGACTTGGATCGTGCACAAGACATACATCGGCAGGTCGCCGAGGAGTCCTCTGTCACGAGAGAGTTTGCCACTCTCGATCTCTCAAATGCAAGCGACACCGTATCAACTACCTTAGTCAAGGTATTGATGCCTCACGGCTGGTGGAAAGCGCTCGATGAGCTTCGCTCAAAGAAAACGCTGATCAACCGGAAGTGGGTCGTGCTTGAGAAGTTCTCAAGCATGGGGAACGGCTTCACGTTCGAACTAGAGACGATTCTTTTCGCGGCTATAGCCTGTTCCGTCACACGAGAGTGTGGCGGGTTAGGCGAATTAGGCCGTGACGTCTTTGTGTTCGGCGATGACATTATCGTCAAAAGCGGTATTGCTCATCCTCTGAAGTCGGTTCTTGAGTTCTTGGGCTTTCGTTTTAACAAGGAGAAATCCTTCTACGACGATAGTCCGTTCCGAGAGAGCTGCGGGGGCGATTTTCATACCGGGAAACCGGTTCGTCCCTTCTTTCTCAAGGAGCTTCCAAATGGACCTCAAGACTATATCGCTCTTGCTAATGGCTTGCGCCATCTTGCCGACCGGATTGCCCTTACGGGCAGTCCGATTGGTAGGCGTGCTTGGTTTGCTGCTCTTGATTGTATCCCTACAAGGGTACGATCTTGCAGGGGCCCTAAAGCCCTAGGGGACATCGTTATCCACGATGAGCCCAGCAGGTGGACCACACGTAGCAGGAGAGGTATAAGGTACCTTCGGGCGTTAAAACCGGATCGAATGAGAGTAATCCCGTTCGACCGGTTCGACCCTGGAGTAATCCTAGCTTGCGCCACTTATGGGACTGGAAATTACGGCACACCCGAAAAGGGTGTGCTGCGTCGTGAGGGGATTATTCCTCGCGATGGACTCCTTTCTTATAAGGTTGGTTGGGTGCCCTACTCCTAGGAGTGGGGCGCTAAAGGCTAAC